GTCTGTGCCAGCTCTCTTGAAATTTCCGTCAAATCCTCCATCTCATCCGCCGTAGCGCCGCTGATTGCCTGCACAGCGGACATCTGCTGTTCAAATTCCATTCCCACATTGATTGCGGCAGCCGTAACCGCTCCGATTGCCGTCGCTGCCACAGCCGCTGATGAAGCTATCGCCTGAAATGCTTTCTCGCCAATCCCCACGATTCCATCGAATCCTTTATCCAGTTTTTCAAAATCTCTGTTCAGATTTGCAACCGTCTTATTCAAGGACCGCTCCGCAGCGCCAAGACTGGTGTTAAATGACTTATCTACCATGCCGGCGATTCTTACTGCCAGCTGATACTCTTTTCCTTTCACGGACAACCTCTGCCACCTCCCTGACCGTAGCCAATAAATCCGAAATGGACATGGCCAATAATCTGGTCATGTCCATATTCAATGTCATGGATAACTGTATTGCCACTTTCCGCAGTTTTTTTGTATCGGACGGATTTAGTCCGATCCGAATAAAAAACCTCTCACCCTGGTTTTTATCTTCATGGCCTCCCTCTGGGGCAGCAATTCAAAAAACTCAATGGGCATCTGTGTGGCCCGTGCTGCCATTAACAAGGCATATCTCAATTTTACCTCAGGCATCACACTGATTCCGGGATTGCTCCTGTCATATTGCTTCTCCACCCACAGCATATCATCCGCAGTCATATCCTCAAGCCTGGAAAGATCAATCTCCGTATATTCCTTTCCGTCAAACAGATACGGCTTTTTCAATTTAATAAGAAGGTTTTCCTCTTCGGCAGTCTCTTCCTCTGCATCCGGCTCTTCCCATGCGGCCATTCCGGTTACCTCACCGTCATGGTGATTCATTTCTTCCGTAAAAAGTTTCTCGCTATCCATCAGCTATATGCCCTCTCTTCCTCTAATAGATCTTTGCCGTTTACCACAAAGACCGAATTTAACTTGTCATATTCCAACTTTTTGTTTCCGTTCACCTCGATCAGAATATACAGCAGCTCCAGCGTAACGCTGGCTTCCATCTGCTTGCCGAGTTCTAATTTCCCCGGCGTGAAGCTTTTCAGCCTTCCCCGCTCCACGATCCTGATATTATTTTTTGTCAACGCCCCTGTAGAGCTTACGGTGGACTGCACCGACCCACGGAACGTCAGATCCACCAGCTCGGAAGGATTCATTAAGGAAAATATATCCTCATCCAGCACGCGGAACTGAATTTCCTGGGACATTGAGGAATAAAAGCCGGGAATGCTCGTCTCATATGTGCCAAGGATCCCTGCGCCGCTGACCTCTTCCGTGATGGCATCCAGATTAGGCAGGGTAACGGAGCCGGTAACTCCGATTAGCTTTGTACCATTGTGATACGCATTAAAACTGCTGATAATCTCCGGTATATTCTGATTCATCTTATTCGCCTCCTAACGCTGCTTCAATCATGGACGGATCAAATTCCAACACATTTAAGATGTCCTCGGCCGGGGTATACGGTGCAAGGTACTGCCTGAATACGATCTTTCCGTTCATTACGTTTTCCGTGGTATTCTCCGCCTTGTTGTATACCATCCTGATTCCTGCGCACTTGCCTGTGGATACAAGGCTGTTGCCACGCACATTTTCAGAGTCTACAATAGACTCGATCAGCCGGTAGTTTGCCGGGCTGTCCACCTTTTCCATATAGGTAGTAATAAAGCTGTTTCCCCACCAGGAAAAGAAACGTCTGCAGGAAATCCATCTGTCCTTAGGGTCCACCGTGCCCGGAAACGCCGCCGTATTATTGCCCCATGCCCGAAAGCCGTTCATGTTCAACGCTGCCACAACACCAACAGCATTTAACTCGTTTGCCTGCTCACTGTCCAGCACGACCTCCGTTCCGTCCTTTAAGACCGCCGCGCTGACCGGAATACTGTGGTTAGACGGGGATAAATTCGGCACATCATCGTTGTTATGGTCTGTATGGCAGGCCAGCGCCGCATAAATAGCAGAATAAGCCATTGTTTTACCCCCATATCTGACCATGGGCCAGACACAGATCATATGCTCGCTTTCATAACCGCATTCCGCCTTTACCGCTTCCACCTCCGTGTATTTCCTTGCTTTTTCGGTATCTACGTCAAGGATACACTCACATTTAAACATGCCGTTTATCTCGGTACACTTTTCCGAAAGCGCCAGTCCCACTCTGGGGTCCTGGGACCAGCCGGGCGCCAGCAGCATCAGTGGTGTAAGCCCAAACATGGGATAAACCCTGCGCACAAGCTCCGCACCGGTCTCCACCCCCGAATCGGGATCATAGGCCCCCACAATGCTCTCATAGGTCACTTTTGACGGATCAATCCTGCTACCGGAAAGCACAATGGAAGTAACCCCGTCAGCAAACACTGTAATGACTGCAAATCCCGCATCGTTAAAAGCCGCCGCATAATCCTTGCCCGCTTCCAGTACTGTATCGCCGTTCTTGACAGAAAGGCCTTTCAGCAAAATTCCTTTTTCGCCGGACAATGCCTGTCCGTCCACCACATTCAACGTCTCTGTATAATCTGCCTTATGGACTGTCGGGTCAAGAACATTGCAAAGGACCACCGGTCCAATGCCAAACGCCTTAAAAAAGGCATCCATTGCCTGACACAGCGAATAACTTTCATAATCTTCTGAATACCCTACCGCTTTTCGTGCCTCCGCAAAGGTATGACAAAGAAATAATCTGTTTACAGCGCCCTCCGGATCCGCCGCCAGATTAACCGGCGCTGTCCCGAAAATCACAGGCACACCGGTCTCATTCTTCGCAGGCGTAGGCACACTGGTAGGATTTTCCTGAATCCGTATTCCGTGCATATAAGCCATAGTCCTATACCACCTTTCTTACATTTTTGCGCCAAACTGCGCTGCCACCTGAGTGTAAATCGTCCCCATTACACCCTGTTTGTTTTTCAGTTCCTTTACTGCCTCCGGCACTCTTCCGACTTCTACAAAAAGCCGGTCCATGGCAGGAAGCGCAGCAATACACTCCTGCGCTCTACTGGGCAGAACACCATCCTTATACACAGTGCCATGCCTCGCCACGCCGTTAATCGTAGGTCCAAGATACATTTTGTTTTTCTTTTTCCCTGCCCTTATATCGGGTCCAGGGGCTTCCTTTAAGACCGTTTCCGCTCCGGCCGTCTCCTTCACTTTACTCATGCAAATTCATCCTCCCTCCTGATAGCCGCAATGCAAAACTTCATATAACAGGCACCAAAGCTGTAAGGATATTCGGATTCTGGGTCCTCATCCAGAGCCCATTGAAAGCCTCCGGCATATGCGGCTTTTCTGTTAAGATCAGGGTTTACCTGAAACCTCTGATAAATTTTTTGAATCACATTCATCACATCTCTGTGTCCTTGAGCATTTAACCCATTGTCCCAAACGCCCACAATCACAATAACGCTTACCGTGTTAAAACTGTCCCCACCTCCGTCATCCTCGCCGCTTCGCAGACGGACAATAATATAAGGAATCGGTTCTTCTTCCTCGTCCGTCTCACACATGGGAAGCCTCTGGGTAAATACCCTGACAGGAACATAGTTCCCCTTGGGGTTCTTGTAGGTGCACCCCTTCAGAATACGGCTGATCTCTTCTACAAGCTCATCCTGTAACTCCAGTGGTGTCATAAATACTCTCTCCTTACTTCACAAATCGTCGAATCTGTTCCTGAATATTTTCCTGCAGCAGATCATATATATTCTCTTCCAGCCCTTCTGTATATACTGCCTCTTCTGCCTTAGGAACGGATAAAGAATACAAGGCTCTGATTGCTTCCTTCCGCGGATTGCTTTTTTTCTTTGGATCCCGTTCAGCCAGGGCAAGGTGCCCGCTTTTAAATCTGACCACAAACGCCTTATACTGATCCTTTGCGGAATGGGAGTACAACGCCATTTTTTGGGGAGCTTTGCCACGAAGCACATTAGCCCTTACATACCTGGGCGCTCCACGTCCACCCGGATAATACTTCCGCGGCAGAACATGCAGATCCAGCAGATTGCTTGTTCCGCCTTTTGCTTCAACGGTTGCTGCAAGAGAGCTGGTTTTGGCTTTTATGACTTTATTGGCTTTGCGGATGGCCCCTTTCCCTTTAAAATGG